TCCCACATCTCGCCGGAGCGCCGTTCGATGCCCGCCACGCCGGTGCGCTGAATAGACACGGAGAGCGCGAGGCGATTGCCCGGCTGGGCTTCCGCCACGACGATCACACCGGACGCGATCCGCGCCTGGACCAACCAGGCGAGGGAGTCCTCGGCATAGGTCTTGGCCCGAGCCAAAACGGACGGGACGATCTTTTCCCGCTTGAGCAGCCACAGCCGAGACCCGAAGCGGTCGCCTTCCAGTCCCGCCCCATCGACGGCGGGCGGAAACGCATCGCCCCACCAGCCGCGCCGGTCTTCCGGGTCGCCAGGCAGAGGATCGTCCGCCTTGGCGCGGGCGTCGGAGAAAAGGGACAACAAGACGGCGGTGCGCAGACCATCGTCGGTGGCGAGGTCGGCGTTCTCCAGGGCCAGATCGCCCAGCATCTCCTCGGAGACGAAGATGGTTTTCAAGTCGGTCATCCGCTGGCCTCCGGGTGGTCGGAGGGAATGGACGGCTGGTCGAGACCGTATTCGGCTCCCGGAACCCCCAGCGCCCCCGTGGTCCAAGTATCGACGCGGTAGCTTGCGCCACCCACCCAGGTTTCCCTCTGACCCTTGCCGTGTATGTCGGTCTGGATATAGGTGTGGCCGTGGATCTCCACGCCGTCCCCTTCCAGCCGTAGGACGCCGGGGGTCTTAATCAGGATGTTCAAGGGGCTTTCAACGACGATTCCGCTCCGCTTCAAATACACATTCTGACCCTGGTCGTCGTGCAGCGCGACCTCGCCCTCGGCCAGAGCCTTCAGCCGCCAGACCCGCCCGCCCACCACCACGGCCACGGTGTTGGAGGCCGAGCCGCCAAGCGCCAGGATCACCACTTCCGAGCCGGGAATAGGGTGGTGGGTAAATCCGTAGGGCAGGATCGCCTTGACCCTGTCCAGCACCTCGCCGCCGTGGGCGATCACCTGCAGCTCCTGGGTGTCCAGCTCGTCGCGGACCAGGGCCAGCTTGGCCAGCCGCGCCAGGACCAGCACCCGGTTCCGCAGCGGGCGGATGATCCGCCAGACGGCGCTTGCAAAGGCGCGGGGCTCTACCATCCCATCCCTCCATCCGCTGTCGGCTCCTTCAGGGCCAGAAGGTCGAAGGCGTGCAGCCCGGCGACCTCAAGCTCGGCCACCGTTCCATTGTCCTCGGTTTGACTGAGGCTCACCCGGCCGATCCGCACCCGGCCCTCGACGCCGAGCCAGGGGTCGACGACATCCAGGGTCTGACCGGGCTGATAGATGCGACCCGCTGTTCCGCGCCACCCGGCGACGGTGTAGGTGGCGCGGCGGGCGCGGGCGGCCCGCGTCGTGGCTTCGAACCCGGCGCGGTCTTCCAGGGTCAAGCCGTCCGCCAGATCCTCCGAGACGAAGGCGTATGGGCGATAGCGGACCACTCCTGCGTCCACCGCCTTGCCAACTTCCGCGACCACGGCATCGACCGCGATGGTGTCCTCAAGGGAATTCTGTCCGTGGGCGAGGTACTCGGAGAAGCGCTCACGGGTGGAGAAGGTTCCGGAGGCCGCCAAGATATTTTCACCCAGAGCCAAGCGACCGGCGTGAAGACCCAGCGCGTCCGGCGTCTTGAGGACCAGACGACCCAGGCCATCGGTGGTCGGCCACAGAGCGCGCACCCGCGCGGCGCGTTCAATGGTCTCCCGCGCCGTCTCTCCTTCCTGCCGCTTGAACTGGTTCAAGGCGCGGGAGCCGGTCGCCTCGTCCACCACCTCAATGCCGAACGGTCTGCAGATGTCCGCCGCGATCCCGGCGGGGGTCAAGTCCCGCCACTCGCCGGGGCCGTCGCCGGGGATGCAGTCCACCAGATCGGCGGTTCGGTCGCGGCCGCGCACGGTCAGGGTCCGCGTCCGTCCATCATAGGACGGGGCGACCTCGTCCACATAGCCGGTGATCACCACATCCTCCGTCGCCTGGACCACGCACCTCGCGCCGGGGCGGATGTCGAGACGCTGGGGCGCGCCAGGGAAGGTGTCGGTCAACTCCAACTCGAAGGAACCGGCGAAGGCGTCCAGGGCCCGCTCGATGCGGACGGACTTCCAGCCCGACCAAACGGCTCCGACAATCCCCAAGCGCACATCTTCAAGCATTGCCCAGCACCTCCAGATCCACTCCGCCCGGAACGAATAGCGGATGCTTGATCCCGTTGCGGCGGCAAATCTCGGCGGCCTTGACCGGCGCCCGCGACGGATCGTCGCCAAACAGGGTGTTGGCCAGCAGCAGGGCGGGTTGGGTGACCGCCGCATGGATGGTCAGCAGCTTGGGCCGTTGGGCGGCGCGCACGGCCAAGTCCCGCGTCACGGCCGCCCGCAGATCGGCCAGGGCTTCGAACACCTCGTCCGGGGCCGTCATCATGGATCTGTCCAGGGCCTCGGCCATGGCCGCAGCGGCGGCTTCTGTCTCCTGGGCGCTCTCGAAGGGGACCGCGACGACGGCGCGGGCGCTGGTGATCAGGGCCAGACGCTGGGCGGCGCTGGTCAAGGCCGCGCGGTTGTTGGCCTGGACCAAGCGCGTCGGCGTGGTCAAGGGAATGGCGGGCAAGCTGGGCGCAAACCCCGACAGCCGGTTGGCGGAGCGCCACGTCGCCGTGGGGTCGCCTCCAAGCAGCCCCCGGAACTGGGCGGAGAGCCGCCCCGCCAGAAGGGCGGGCTTGAGAATGAGGCTGCTCAGATCATCCTTGAGGCTTTTAGCGTCGCCCATGTAGGCGGAGAGTTTTGCGGCGGGAAGACCGGCGGCGCGGGCGGCGGCGTCCAGCTTGGCGGACAACTCTCCCAGCACCGTCCTCGCGTCATCGGCGATCCAGCCGGGTTGACCGGCTGTTTGAAGGGTCTTTTCAAGGCTGGTCTGAATGGCCACGTCGGCGGCGTCAGCCCCGACCGACACGTCGCGGAGCGTGTCCGCTGCGGCGCGCGGCCGGACGGGGGCACCCGCCGGGGCGAAGGTCATGTCGATGTGCGCCATTCTGCCTTCGCTGGAGGAATGGCGGACGGTGGCGGGCTTGGACACCTCGACTTGCATCTCGCCGAGGTAAGGGTGGACGAGGGTTCCCGGCCCCGCCTTCTCTAGCGCCTCGATCAGCCGGTCCCGCTGCGCGGCGAAGTCCGCCCCGATCACCAGCGCGGTCAGGCGGTACTCGCGGGGATGCAGCCCGACATCCTCGGAGCCCAGCTCGTCGCGGCCCGGATACAAGTGCTCAATCCGCCGCCGCCCGATGCCACCGGTGTCGTCGCCCTCCACCACGAACGGCACGCCCCGGAACGAGGCCTTGAACAGACTGTCCCGCCAACTAGCCATGCGCTATACTCCCACCGGTTGAAGGAGGGAGGAGAGCCATGATTGTCCCCTGTAGAACTTGCGGCATGGGTGTGGATTGGAAAGCTAAATCCTGCCCCAGTTGTGCTTGCCCACGTCCTGGAGAAGGGCCAATTGAATATTTTATTGGACGACTGCCGGGACTGATTGCCAGCTTATGTTTTGCATCCTTGCTGATTTGGTTCGGTTGGATCGTCCTTATTTCGTAGGTCATCCGCCCGCCTCCGCCATGGTCAGACCCTGATCGACCCGTAGATTGATCCCTTGGCCCGTCACCGCCTTGACCCGCATGCCTACGGGCGAGTTTTCAAAGCGGATCACCACCTCGCCCATCAAAGAAGGCGCGACGGGGGCCTGAACGGGGGCCTGAACGGGGGACTGAGTGGGCTCCTCCGTCTTCGCGTCGCCGCTAATCACGTCGGCCAGCATCCGCCCCAGGCCCTCGCCGCCAAACGACCCGAGAACCCCTCCGACGATCCCGCCGACCGCCGTGCCGATCACCGGCACCACGGAACCGAGAGCCGCCCCGGCCACCGCGCCCGCGAGACCGCCTCCGAGACCTCCCGCCGCCCCGGCCATGCCCTTGCCGTCGCCCTGGGACGCGGCCTGGGCAAAATCGATCCCGGACATCAGCACGGTCAAAGGCACTGCCGCCTTTCCGGCGACCTTGCCCAACAGGTTCATGGACCGTCCCGCCAAGCCGCGCAGCCCCGCCGCCGCCGCGCCGCCCCCACGAGCCATGCCCCTGGCCGCCGCGCCGCCCCTCGTCAGCCCCCCGCCCGCGCCCATGCCAAAGCCGATGGGCCAGTTGGTGACGATGACCGGCGTCGCGCCCGCCGCCGCGCCGAGCGCAGCGCCGAGGCCACCTTTACCTTTCCCGAACAGGCCCAAGGTGCGCCCCAGCCCCCGGACCAATCCGACGGTCTTGTTGGCTAAAACCAAACCGCCGAGGACAGTTCCTCCGATGGCGAGCGCCTTCATGGTTGATTCGACCGTGTCTGGATCAAGGCTGTCGATGGCGTCGGCCAGATCACGGACCGGTTCGGTCAGGTGGGAATCTGCGAACTTTCGTCCGGTGGTGATCAAGGATCCCCAAGCCGCGTTGAAAGTCTTCGCCGCCCGAGCGCTGTCCTCCTGAATGGCCTTGCCGTCGGACGCCGCGTTGAGAAACTTATCCAGGGAGCTGAAGCCGCCGGTCTTCTGCCATTCCGCCGTGGCCGCAGTCAGGGCGCGGATCGCTTCGGCGTCGAAGACCTGCGACAACTTGACCATGTTGCCGCCGGAACTTGTGATGATTTCCTTCATGATGTCGACTACGGATCGCATCCGCTTCGGGTCTTCCGGGTCGGTCAGTTGAATCCCGACCGCGTGAAGCTTTTTGACCTTGTCTGCGTCATTTAATGTGCGGAGCAGGGCTTCGAAGGCCGTGGCTGCCATCTCGGGAGAACCCACCCCCTTGTTAATCATCTGCATGACCGCGTCGATCTCGGCCGTTGCGGTCGGACCCTGCCTCCCGAGGGCGGCATAGGCGGCGGCTAGGCGCGAACCTTGCGACGCGTAATCCCTAAAGGCAAACGACCCCGCTTTGGCGGCGTTGATCGAATGGTCCAACGATTCGATGACGGCTTCCGCAGACTTGATGTTGAACTTGTCACCAAGCTCGGAAATCCATAAACCTGCGTCTTGGCCCTCCAGACCGGCGGCG